GAACAATATCATCAACACCAAACTCAATTATATCAAAAGATGGCATTTTACGCAAGACTGTCATAAAATCTACAATACCATTTCGCTCATTGGTCTTTTGTAAATCTGATTGGGTAGCGTCACCACAGAACATAATTTTTGAGTTTTCGCCAACACGAGTGATAATGGAATCAAGCTCATGATATGACATGTTTTGGAACTCATCTACAATAATAATTGAATTATCAAGAGTGGTTCCTCTCAAAAATGAGGTGCTCCAGAACTTAATGGTCTCCTGAGACTTAAGATTACCATAGAGCATCTCAAACTCGGCATCAGAAGGCATCTGGAACATATACTTCACCATATTCTTATAAGGAATCTGGTAGATGTCCGACTTATCCTCATAGGAACCAGGAAGGAAACCAATCTCCCTTGTGGCAACTAAAGAACGAACCAGATAGATTTTCTCATAGGGAGTTCTTTCATCTAGAACTTCACGAAGAGCATTATAAAGAGTAATGAAAGTCTTACCAGTTCCTGCACATCCATAGGCAACAAGGTGTTTTCCTTTGGCATATGCATCAAAAAGTTTTCTCTGATTGTCTGTAAGTGGGTCAATATCTAATAGATATTCACTTCCGAGTGCCTTCTTCCTTTTCATCTGACGGGTTGTAAGACCAACACCGATTGGTTGGTCATTCGTCGTTCTTTTTCTTCTTGCCATATTAGAGTTTCTTTACGGTTGATTTTGGGGCTTTGCTTGCTTTCTCTAAAACCTCATTCCATCCAGGATTTCTTGCAATTAATTTGTCCCTCCACTCACCAACCTCTCCTGGTGAAGCACATCCTTGTGACCAATCACGGGACCAAGGTTTATTATTTTCATACCAATCCATAATATCATGGACACTCATTTCAATAACTTTTTTTTCACCCGTTTCCGGATTATAAACTGGATATATTGCCATTAAACCAATCTCCATCCTTTATGTTGTTGTTGTCTTCCTCTACGCAAATCATATATGCAAGAGGGTTTTAAATTGTGTAGTTCACAAAATTCATTAATATTGTCACCATTATATATTTCCCCCTTTGGAGACATCAATTTAAACGATTTAACATGTAAGGGAGGTTTTATTCCCATATCTTTATTTCGTTTAGAAAGACGATTTTTCGCATCTTCACTCATACCTGGACCCAATACTCTACCCTTGCAGGAATTTCGTATCTTTTCTTTACTTTTTTCAGTATGTCCAGTAAAGATAGGAGGAGCATCTCCACCATTTGATTTATTGCGAAGAATTCCAGTTCCCAAATCTTTTCTACCAAAAACATTAATCATATAAATTTCATGTTTATATGCAGCATCTTCTGTAAGATTATTTTTAAGAATGAGTATTCTGTCTTTTGGTGGAGGAGAAAAGAAATCATGTTTTTGATATGCTCTTCTACCTTTACCTTTACCAATATACCATGGAGTTTTATCTTCTCGTAAATAAGCGTAAGTATAATACTCCATAAAATTACAAAATCAACACAAAAATATTTAGGGACTCAGACGTGCTTTATGCAGTCTCTTCTCTTCATAGTAGTTCCAAACATTTGGTGCCCATAGTTTCAGTTCGGGAGCAATTGCATCGCATAGTGCTTGAATTTCAAGTTGAGCATCAAGTTTAGAACGAAGATCCATAAAGTGAAGTACAGAACGTAAATTAAAAGATACTACAAAGTTCTGACGAATTGCTTGAGGAAGATAATCCCGAATATGCTCTTCACACATACCCTGCTCATAGTAATCAGCATACTCCTCACACTCACTCAAAATGCGCTCTAACTTGCGTTGTCGGTGCTCTTCGGTCCATTCATACTTCTTACCATTACGGTTAGTGTAGAACCCCTCAGGGCGCACGTAGAAGACTTCCTCAACATCAAGTTCACGCTTGGCAACTTTAAGAACACGCTTTCCAGTGTAACGTTGAGACTGAACATCCCAACTGGTTCCAATACGGTGAGTTCTTGCCTGAACGATAACATTATGAACAAATCCAGCACAAGAAAAAGTAATGCCAGGGTGCTCAATTGGACCCCAATGCCCTCTCTCATTAGCAAGCAATTGTTCAACAATCCACTGACCACATTCGTGATGGTTAGGAACTGGAACGTTATGAATTGGAACTTCAGAATAATCGCCCTTTCCTGCTTGCCAAATAACTTGTTCTGGGATTGGATAACCCTGAAGTTTTACAACTTCAAGTCTTTTATCCAATTCAAGAAGATCTTTTGCTTTAATTGGTTTCATTTCTTTCCAAATCCTTTTGATGTTTGTACTTCTAGATGTGCAATTTCTTCTTTTACAGCACGAAGTTGTGCTTTCATTTCTTTTATTTTATCATCTGTATAAAGATGATCTTGATTAATTAACCTCTCAAGAAGTTTTACAAGTTTCTTTGCTCTTGTGGTCTCAGTCATCTAAATCAGAATCCTCAAATATTTCGTCGTAATCTAAAATTGGTTTTTTTTCCATCGGTTTCATAGGAGTATAAGCAGAGACATCAGAATAGATTTCTGCCTTTAGAGAATCAACCAACAATTCAAGATTACGGACAATTAGTTTTAGTTTTTCTCTGTCCATATTTTATAGTTCTCTCAACTCATTTTACATAAAAAAAGGGAGGATGTCAATCCTTCCTTACAATCAAAAACGTATTATATTTTATAAAATCCTATGGAGTCAAAAAAATTGCCGGGATTTTTTCCCAGTATTTTTGAAATCACTTTCTCTTTTTCTTTTCGGGAGACTTATAACCCCAGAGTTTTGGATTAATTCGCCCATATCCAAAGTCAATACTCTTTAGGTTCTCACGAAACTTATCCCAATACATATCAAATAGTTTGATTTTACTTCCTCTTGTGAGGTCAAAACAAATTTTATCGTCGATCATATATTTTACAATATGAGCATCATTAGGACAGTCTTTAGTGCATACCTCAGAATAGGACCCACCCTGAATCATAATTTCACATCCGTAGCGTGACTTACAGGTTTCTTTTTCTGCAGGTGTCCAAGAGTCCATATGTTTTTCTGTATTTTGTGCTCTTTCAATTACATCACCAAGTTTACTCACGAACGACCTCCCCAACTAATATCAGGATATGCTTCTGCAACAATTTCCTTTGTAATCTTATACTTTGTTTGAAGTTTTTTATCTTTAGTGAGAATAAGAATCTCTGCTTCAAGTGGATGAAGTCCTTGAAGAACATTGATAAACATAGTTTCTCTACGAAGAGAACTTAGTCCATCATTTCCACCTTTTACAAAATTGTAGAACCTCTCATATTCTTTACGAATTGAAGATCTTCCTTGGTCTTGGGATCCCAATGAATTAGAACCAAGTTCACCCATTTTTCCTACAGCATCAGAAATTTTTTCACTCAGAGTTCCCTTGAATGAATCCATTTCATCTACAGCAGCGTAAGGAACATCACCAGGAGGAAGTGCTGAAATTACCGATTCATCAAAATTCCAAATGAATAGTGCTTTAAGTGAAGGATGCTCAAATTTTTTCAACGCTTCAATTTTTTTAGCATTAGTCCTTTGCTTTACGACAATATTCAGAATCTCAAAAACAAAAGGATTTGCAGGAAGATCAGGAATTGATGCTTCTACTACTTTTGGTTTTTCTACAGTCTTTTTTGTAGTCGTTTTTGCTTTTGTAGTCGTGGTCATAGTTTTACAAGATATTGAATACTATTAGTGATATTTATTTTGATATTATTCCTCGTCTTCTGCGTCTTCCATTTCATAATCATCAAAGTATCCTTGCTCAAATCTGACGGATACAATCTCTTCATCAATGAGGTCTCCATCCTTATTATAAAACTCAGGATGATATGCAATTTGCTTTGGACCTTCTTGATGAGTCATCATATATTCGCGGGCAACCCAACCTGTTATAAGTCCCACTATAAGAAACAATATGGTTAAAAAGGAACCTAAGACTAAACTAACTGCTAACATTTCTTTTTCTCCGGGAAACTACTTTTTCTTCCTTGACTTAAAGGAAAATTCAAAATAGATAGTTACTTCCCGATTCAGAAAGCAAACTATCTTCTCAAATATGAGATGGAATGGTTGAGTCTGCTTTCTTTTTCCCCCATTAAGAATTAAATCAACGCCACGATTCTTGTGGTTGAAGTTATTTATGTTACTATCAGACAATTTGCTTTTCTTTCAGATATTTAACGGTATCAGTACAACCACCCAGTTTTTGATCATCACAAAGAACCTGTGGAAATGTGGATCCTTCACCAAATTCTGAATAAAATTCATCTTTGGTGAAGTGTTCATCGAGATTATACACCACAAAGTTGCTTCCTGTCAACTCTAACACTTGTTTAACCTTATAGCAATAGGGGCAATTTTCTTTTGAGTATACAGTAAAGTTCATTGTTTCTTATAAGATATATGAATAATTTATAAAAGAAAATGGGAAGGATAAAATCCCTCCCCATTATAGCACATAATTGGTTTTAACACCACCGAAGAAAATATTCAATCATAAAGATGCACAGAAAAGATTTATTCTTCCTGATCAACAGGTATAGATTCTTCAACTACTTCATCAACTAATACCGATTCTTCCACTTTTATCCAAGGAAGGGGTAATGGAGTAATTGGAGGATTATATTGAGTTGCAATCTCATTAGCAAGTCTTGATTGTAAATATCCAACATCAAGATTGCTTTCCAACCATCCTATTACAGTTTCTTCTGTAAGAGTTGAATAGTCAGTAAATGCTTCTGGACTTGGGGGTGAAAGAGGATAAGAATTACTCATAGATGCAGATACTCCATTTTCATCTACTCCTGTAAGTCCCCAATGAATAACTTTTACAATATTAGTGAGACCATTCTCTGATGGGGCACAGTCTAATTTAGAAATACTCCAAGTATAAGTAATCATTCTTCTTTAGCATACACCATATTTAGATTTGAGATTGTTGCATTGAGTCTCCATACTCTCAAATCCTTTGACTGTCATCCAAGTCACCATTGAATATCGGTTTCCTTTAGTGACTGGTTCAACACCATGACGATAATATCTATTAGAAGGAAAACATACTAAAAGACCAGGTTCGGGACGAATGCGAATATGAAGGTCTGGAAATACAAAATCTCCACCTTCAAATTCATTATTCAGATATAAGACCATCGACAAATCACGGTCTACTGTCTTTCTCCAGAGTTGCGTTTGGTCTGGTGCAGTCCATACACCTTCACCATCAATATGAGGTTGGTAGTGTCCTCCTACACCATAGCAGAGTAGTTGTGGAACCTCTGAACTATCAACTTCAAACTGATAAAATGGATTGATAACTTGCTTTACAATATGATGCATCAGTTCGTTGACCTGTGGAAATACAGGTTCAATTGGAGCAATTTGAGTATCTCTTGTTTTCTTATCAGTAATCCATTCAGTACTTCTTGTCTGATTAGATTTGTCTGGGTCAAACACAGAAAGGTCTTCTGTTTTTGAAGTTTTCATATGATTTACCAGTGCATCAATACCTTCTTGACTGATGACTTTTGGTGCAATCAAAACTTTTGATAATAAATTCATTGAGAATAATGTAGTTTGAGGTATTTATCTGGTGCTGTTGGAGGTTGCCGATAAATATCCCCTTGCTAAACTTAATGGACCTCTTGGTGATGCTGTTGCAGAATCATTAGAGAAATCTATACGGTCTACTCTCGCTGTAGATGGAAGACCACCACCAAACCAACCATAGTTAGAGTTTCCTGTTGCTGCTAAACCATATCTTGCTAAACTTAATGGACCTCTTGGTGATGTTGTTGAGGAATCATTGGAGAAATCTATACGGTCTACTGTTGATAATGGCCCAAAAGCACCACCACCAAACCAACCATAGTTAGAGTTTCCTGTTGCTGCTAATAGTCGTCTTTGTAAACTTAATGGACCTCTTGGTGATGCTGATGCATTATCATTAGAGAAATCTATACGTTCTACTGTTGCTAATGCAAAATAACCACCACCAAACCAACCATAGTTAGAGTTTCCTGTTGCTGTTAAACTATATCTTGCTGTAAATAATGGACCTCTTGGTGATGCTGTTGCAGAATCATTAGAGAAATCTATACGGTCTACTCTCGCTGTAGATGGAAGACCACCACCAAACCAACCATAGTTAGAGTTTCCTGTTGCTGCTAAATATCCTCTTCCAGCACTTAATGGACCTCTTGGTGATGCTGTTGCAGAATCATTAGAAAAATCTATTCTGGATACTGTTCCATCAGATGTAGCACCACCACCAAACCAACCATAATTGGAGTTTCCTGTTGCTGATAAAGCATATTTTCCTGCTGGATTACTTAATGGTCCTCTAACTGATGCTGTTGATAAATCATTAGAGAAATCTATACGGTCTACTGTTGCCGTTGAAGGAAATCCACCACCAAACCAACCATAATTCCCTGCTTTTTGCAGTTTGATTGCTGGTCCTTTTGCTTGTCCTGATGTTGCTGCTAACTCTACTCTTCCTACACTTAATAGACCTCTTACTGATGCTGTTGAAGAATCATTAGAGAAATCTATACGGTCTACTGTTGAGAATAGTCCAGGAGAACCACCACCAAACCAACCATAATTAGAGTTTCCTGTTGCTGCTAAACCATATCTTGCCGAACTCAATGGACCTCTTGGTGATGCTGATGTGGAATCATTGGAATAATCTATTCGATCTACTCTTGACACTATTGGGGATGAACCTCCACCGGCAAACCAACCGTAGTTGGAGTTTCCGGTTGCTCCCATACCATATCTTGCTGAACTTAATGGACCTCTTGCTAATGCTGTTGAAGAATCATTAGAAAAATCTATGCGGTCTACTGTTGCTGTATTTGCTACTGGAGATCCTGCTCTACCACCACCAAACCAACCATAGTTAGAGTTTCCTGTTGATGCTAAAGTATATCTTGCTAAACTTAATAGACCTCTAATTGATGCAGTTGGAGAATCATTGGAAAAATCTATACGGTCTACTCTTGATATTGCTCCAGGACCTGGAAAACCACCACCAAACCAACCAAAATTAGAATTTCCTGTTGCTGATAAACCCCATCTTGCTTGGAATAATGAACCTCTTGCTATTGATGTTGCAGAATCATTGGAAAAATCTATACGGTCTACTCTTGATAATGGTCCAGGAGAACCACCACCAAACCAACCATAATTAGAGTTTCCTGTTGCTGCTAAACTACTTCTTGCTGAACTTAATGGACCTCTAATATTTGCAGTTCCAGTATCATTAGAGAAATTTATACGGTCTACTGTTGAAAATATTGCTGGTGTTGGAGTATTACCACCACCAAACCAACCGTGAGTTTGAGCACTACTCCAAGTGGTATTTGTAACATTACCATCAGTCAGCAATTGTATATAACCAATTGTAGTTGCTCCAATACTTGCAGTCACACTACCAACGTAACCAGTAGTCGCATAAGAAACTGTTGTGGTTCCAGCAAATCCAGTGACTACAAAAGTTCCATTATATGCAGTGTGTGCAATTCCTGCCTGACTAATACTGGAAACTCCAATAATTGTCCCAGTATAAAAAGGTGTTGTTGTGAGTCCAGCAGCATTTGATAAATTTAATGTTACTGTTCCAGCACTAAAAGAACCACCAGTAATTGCAATACCTGCAGAAGACGATGCTGTATTAATATCAACAAACGATACTGTAACTGGATTTGATTTGTTTAGAAAAAATCCATCAAGACCAAATACGTCTCCTGCTGGCATCTACTTTCTCCTTATGAGTTTCTGGATTCTAAAAGTTGTTGATGTTGTTCTGTTCCAGGTGCAAGCAAACCTAAATCAGTATTCGTCACTTCTTCAATACCACGAAGAACTTTCTCTTGCAGAGTGTTCAAGAATCTATCGGGATCATTAATGGCATCGGCAAGTGAACCATAACCATTCTTGATTCGGTTAGTATCATCACTTACAAGAGTAGGAGCAGTTCCTCTTCTCATTGAGTGAAGATTACCGATACTAATACCAGTCTTGGAACTTACCATTTCATCCAGAGATTGTTCCGCAAATCTGCGTTCCCAATAAACGTGGTCCTCATTCTCAAACTGTTCTTTAGTAACTGTCTTACCACCATTCAGTTCAATCAAACGATTAATAATTTTATCAAAGAAATTCATTTGCTGAATACGGTCACGAATTTCAAGTTCACAAGACTTTAAGTAGTTTTGAGTTGAGATTGAATCCAAATCGTGCCAGTAGAGTTTTGTTGAACCACCATTCGGTCCAGAAGTATGCCACTCTACGGGTTCATCAGTATTCTTACCTTTCCAACGATACTCAAACTCACGAACCTTTTCTTTCATCTCAATCAGTTTCTGCATATAACCTTCAGCAAGAATGCGACGATTCTTAATTGCTGCCTGGAATGCTGCTGGAACTGTATATTGCTCTAGAAGAAAGAACTTCTCAATCTGGAAATTAGTTCTGCCCTGTGCGAGTTCTTTATCTGCTTCTTCCCAACGAAGCACTTCTTGAAATGCCTGTTGTAAATACTCTTCGTTACTTACTGCTTCCTCTGGGGAAATAATTTGCAGTTGGTTACAATTTTCAGTCATAGTTTTTTTACTAAATGGTTCTAATGTTTGTTTCCAAACGTTTGCAATTTTTTTCCAATCATAAGTTTCAGTAGCATAATGTGAAACAGATTGTGAAATTTGGTTGTAGTACTGCCTGTCATTATCAAAAAAGTATAATGCAGATTTACAAGCATCTATAAAGTTATTTAGGAAGTTGTCTGTGACTTCATAACCTTTTGTGGTTCTAATTCCTTCCATTGGAACAATATTTGCAATCTCATTGGATACTTCGGGTAGTGCTCCAATATCTGTAAGAATTGGAAAGCATCCACAAGACATTGCTTCTGCTAATGAAACACAGAATGTTTCCTCCCAAATATTTGGATGAATAAAGAATGCAGCATCTTGTAAGTGCTCTATCAGTTCTGCTTGGTCTACTGCTGGTGAGTAGATTACATTTGGAAGTGATTTGAGATACTCATAAAGTTCTGTATATGGGTCTTCTTCAATATCATAAAGATTCATCGCAGAGAAAATCTTAAATGTTGCCTCTGGAATATGTGGAATGATTTGTGCCAATACTTCAAGACCTTTATATGGAATAGAAGTATAAATGAATGTCTTTGATTTCTTGTTGGAATATGTGAATTGTTTTGATACTCCTGTTGGAATTGTGACGATTTTATCTTCGGGGATGTGATGATACTTAATGAATTGTTCTCTACACCAGTTAGATGGAGAGACAATTAAATCACAAATTGAAAAATCAAAGTTAAGATAAACTGGTTGGTCGTAAGAATGCTGCGACCATAAGATTTTTATTGGTTTATTTGATTGTTGAAGTTCTTGTGGTAAATGAGAAACTATAATGTTTTCTGGAAACTTATAATATTCTTCAAGAAAAAAATAAGAACTTTCACTTGCTCCTGATTTCATAAATTACCTTGTTGTGTTGGAGGTTGCATCTAAATTATCTCTTGCCAAAGTTAATGGATTTCTTATTGCTATTGTTGCTAAATCATTCGAGAAATCTATACGGTCTACTGTTGATATACGTGTTGGAGTAGAACCACCACCAAACCAACCATAGTTAGAGTTTCCTGTTGCTCCCATTCTACCTTTTGCGAGAGATAATGTTGCTCTTCTCAATGGAACTGCTAAATCATTTGCAAAATCTATACGGTCTACAACTGACGTATGACTTGGAGACCCACCACCAAACCAACCATAGTTAGAGTTTCCTGTTGCTGCGTCATTAAATCGTGATTCTAAAAATGAACCTCTTGGTGATGGTGATGTTAAATCATTTGAAAAATTAATACGCCGCACAACAACAGAAAGTCCCCCACCAAACCAACCATAGTTAGAGTTTCCTGTTGCTGATAAACCAGGAGCTGCAGCAGGAAATGCAGTTCTTACCGATGCTGTTGCTAAATCATTCGAGAAATCTATACGGTCTACTCTACCTATTGGAGAATCTCCACCACCAAACCAACCATAGTTAGAATTTCCTGTTGCTGCTAAAAAATCTCTTGCTAAACTCAATGAACCTCTTTGTGATGCTGTGGGAGAATCATTTGAAAAATCTATACGTTCTACTGTAGATTTTGATCCTGGACCACCACCACCAAACCAACCATAATTAGAGTTTCCTGTTGCTGCCATATAATATCTGGATGCATTCAATGAACCTCTTAGTGATGCTGCTGATAAATCATTCGAGAAATTTATGCGGTCTATTGTTGATACTGCTGGTAATAATCCACCACCAAACCAACCAAAATTCCCTGCTTTTTGTCTGCGAATATTGAGAACTCCTGAGGTTGCTGCTAAATTACCTCTTGCAGTAAATAATAAACCTCTTGGTGATGCTGATAATAAGTCATTTGAAAAATCAATACGATCCACTGTTGATACAAATGCTGGAGATTCTGCACCACCAAACCAACCATAATTAGAGTTTCCTGTTGCTGCCATAGTTGCTTTTGCCGACACCAATGAACCTCTTACAGATGCAGTTACAGAATCATTAGAGAAATCTATACGGTCTACTGTTGCTACTGATGCTGGACCAGGAATGAGACCTCCACCAAACCAACCATAGTTAGAGTTTCCTACTGCTGAAGATTTTTGTCTTGCCAAACTTAATGGACTTCTTGGTGTTAATATTGCAAAATCATTTGAAAAATCTATGCGATCTACTGTCGAATAAACTGTAGGTGCAATATATCCACCACCAAACCAACCATAGTTAGAATTTCCTACCGATGATAATCTTTCTCTTGCCAAACTTAACGAACCTCTTGGTGATGCTGTTGCAGAATCATTTGAGAAATCTATACGGTCTACTGTTGATACTACTGCTGGAGTTGTAATAGACCCACCACCAAACCAAGCATAATTAGAGTTTCCAGTTGATGCTAAATCTGCTTTTGCCAGATTTAATGAACCTTTTGTCGATGCTGTTACAGAATCATTAGAGAAATCTATACGATTAACCGTTGATACTGAAGGAAATCCACCACCAAACCAACCATAATTAGAGTTT